CACGGGCGAACTCGTAGGCCGGCTGCGCTTCCTTCGCGCGCCAATCGATTCCGTCCGTCTTCAACTTGTCGAAAACTTCGAGCCGTTCCTTGCGGGTCGCAGCATCATCCGGAAGCATGGGATTCGCCATTACTCCAGTTGCTGCGACGGTTTGACCGTAAGCGCCGGCCACATCGAGCGCGTTGCCGGCCAGCTCGGCACCGGCCGCGGCTACTGCGCGCGGGATGACCGACCAGGCGGAACGCTTCGGCTTGGCCTTCTCAGGCTCAAGCGGAAGCGTGGCCATGACTTCGAGCGCTTTATCGGTGCTGTCTTGGAATGCGTCGCCGAGTGCCATTATCTGACTCCGATGATGATCGGCTTGCCGGCTGCGTTCGTCACCGGGCGACCCTTGACAATCACGGCATAGCGGCCCGGCCCGGCATAGATCAGTTCCTGCCCCGGAATGGTTGCCACAAAGTCAGCAGCGGACATTTCTGCCCCACCGACGCGCACCTTGCCGTCCGGTGCCTGCTTGGTGATGTCGGAAGGCGCAGCATTGCGCAAACGCTTGGCGAACTCGTCTTCGTCCATGTCACCGGCAGTCGGGATTCGCTTGCCATTGTGTTCGATCACGTTGCCACCAATGGCCAGTCGCACCGCGCGACTGACATCGGTGCCGCCTTCTTCCTGGGCGATGCCGGCCGCGACGTAGTAAGCCGCATCCTTAGCCGCCGTGGCCATCCGTTCATCAGTGAAGACGCCATCCAGCTCGGCGGATATGGTCGCCTTCCAGCCGGTGACTTTCTTGTCGTCCTTCATCACCGCGCCGTCCTTGATGGCTGTGGCGCCCTTCAAGATCAGTTCGGAGGTCAGCCGCCCGGTGCTGGTCTTGGCACCGGATGAGGCGAAGGCCAGCGCCAGCGGCCGGCTTTGCTTGTCCAGTTGCTCGGCCATCGCACCGGCAGTACGCGGCCCGACCGACTCGGCAATGATGGCGACCGCCTGCGAGCGTTGCTTGGCTGGCAGTGCTTCGAGCATGCCGCGCACGGATTCGGCTTCGCGCGCATCGAGCGGTGAGACAGCCTTGCCGGCCCACTGCCCGACCGTTTCAGCTTGCGACAGTCGTTTCGCCACCGATGCGGAAAATGCCTCCGGGGATGAGATATCGAGCGGCGCCATTTCGGTGATGACGCCCCGCTCCAAGCCGGCGCGTAGCCCGTTCTCTTTCAGATCAGACTGACTGCCAGCAAGCACCTTGCTGATCTGCTCGCGCCGTTTGTCGAGCGCCGGCGATCGGCCATTCCTGGCGATCTGCGCATCGATCTGGTCGAGCATGTCTTGCTGCACCTTGACCGGCTGAGAGGCGATTCCGCCCGTTTCCTGCGCCTGCTGCGCAATGATCTTGATGCCTTGCTGGTACGGCGTGCCCGCGGTCATCTGCACGACGCGGTCGACGTACTCCGGCGCCATCAGCGTGCCCTTGTCTGCCAGCGCTTGGAAGGTATTGAACTCGGCTTCGGCACGTTTCAAGTAACGTTCCTGCTGGCGTTCGGCGCGTGCTGCGGCAACTTCCTGACGTTGCAGCAGGGAAGTTCGGTAGCCTTCGAGCTTGGCCACCAGCGAGTTGCGCTTGTTCGAATCCAGCTTGTCGGCATAGTCGCCGGACGTGATGCGCTGATCGAGTGCCTTGATGCCGGCCAGATCGTCGCGCACGGTCATGGCCTGCTGGTTCAAGTGCGCCTCCCAATTGCCGTCGACCCAATCCTGCTTTTTCTTGGCCCATGCGGCCCCGTAGGCCAGCTTGCCAATCTCGTCCAGGCCATCGGCTTGCGCGTTGATCTGCGCCGGGTCGGCGCCCGGCAGGCTGGCTTGCTTGCCGAGCTTGTCGAGCAGGCCGTCCGCTTGGGTGCGCATGTCGGCCGTGCGCGCCTTGGCGACCACGCCACTGATCAAGCCGAGCCCTTGGAAGTCGGCCCGTTTCAGCCCCTTGGTGAAGTTCTCGGCTGTCACCGGGTCGAGTCCGGTCATGTCCGGCATGCCAAGCTCGGCGATGCGTTGTTTCAATACCTTGGGCGCCTCGTCGTAATGCAGTTCGCCGGATTCGACTTGTTGGCCGATCTCGGCGCCGATGGTCTTAACGCTGATCTCGCGGTCGAGCACCGCATTGGCGGCTTTTGCGCGTGTCAGCGCGAGCGCTTGCTGGCGCTGTTCGGCCATCGCATCAGCAGCGACGCGCATGCCGGTATCGCCAATCTGTTGCAGCGCTGCGCCGCCAGTGTCGAATGCGCCGGGCACGACGCGCACCGAAGGCGCCGGCTGCGCGATGACTTGACCGAAATTACCGAGCGGAATCTTCGCCATGTCAGCCCCCCGCCCCGACGCGCGTCTTCCAGTTTCCGCTCATGTAGGAAGCGCCGGCCGAAAGTGCCGTCTTTCCTGCGCCAAGGATCGAACTGGTGACGGCATTGTCTCCGGCCTGCTCAAGCATCTTGGCTTCCGCTTCGGCAGATGAAACCGCTCGTTTTCCGGAAAGTAGCGCAGAAAGCGCGTCCTCTTCGGAATCGCGGATGATCGTCTTCTTGATTTCGAGCGGCGTGCCCTCGCCAAGCTTGACGCCCGAGGCTGCCAGAGCCGCATTCGCCGCGCCCTGCTGCGCCTTGCCGGCCTTCCTGATCTTCTCGGCCTGCTGCTTGTAGGCATCGGCCTTGTAGGCGGCATCGTTGCGCGCCTGCTGTGCCTGGGCATCGTACATGTCCTGCTGCTGCTGGCCTTGCGCGATCTGACCGACTACAGACATGGCTGTCGAGGCGATCATCAAGCTCACCGGATCACACATTTGAAACCCCCATCGAGAAAATAAAGAACTGCCCGCCCGGCCCTGTAGGCTCCGGGTTGATCTTGAAGCCGAGCCACTTGAGCCAGCGCAGCGATACCGCGTTTTTGTGGTGAATCATGTTGATCAGCACGCGATAAGCCTGCCGCATGCGATCGACCTCGACGACCGAGCCGAGAATGAATTCCTGCTTGATCGCATAGATTCCGTTTGTCGCCAGCATCCACGGGCTGCCGCAGCCTTTGATCGTAGTTGGCGCAACGCCGTAGAGAATCGCCGGCACGCCATCGACCAGCACGGCCTTTGTCCAATCGGCAGCCTTCCAGCCTTGGCGCACCCGCTCGGCCGGGTCGGCATGGCCAGCAGCGCGCAGCTCGACCACATCAGCCGCCCGCAAGTGCGTGGCGACGTGATCGACATCGGCTTGCGTAGCATCGCGGATGATGATCGCGGCCATTTAGCCCCCGTTGACCGTGACCGTGCGAATCGTGGCCAGCAGATGAAACGGGAACGGCGCATTCTGGCTGATGACGACTGGAGACTGGCCGGTCTCCCATCCGAGCACGGCGGCTCGCTTGTCGCCGGTAAATAGCTCCGGCGCGGTATCGAACTGGTCAGGCCCGTTGATGCGGCCAGGGATGACCTCTTCACCGTTGACCGTGCAGCTCAGGGTATTGTTGACGCGCACCGTGAAGCTGTTGGTGCTGATGGCGCTCGCTTGCCCGGTGCCTTCCGTGGTGCCGATCTCGGGCGGCAGCAGTTCGATGGTCGGCACGAACATGAGGCCGATCAATGTCCGTTGCGCCGTGCGTGGCAAGGTGATCTCGCCACCGGATACGACGAAATCGCCCATATCGACGCCATCAGCAAGGCAGCGCACCGTCTTACCTTCAAGGTGGGCGGCGTTCCATGTCGCCTTGCCGGTTGCGTCGTCCTGGCTGATCGCGCAGTCAAGCTGATATCCCCAATCGACCGGCTCGGCGCCAGGCGGGAAGTCATCAGGATCAGGCGATGCGGTGCCATACAGCGGATACCAGTTCGGCTGCAAGCGCTCGACATAGCGGACGATGTTGCCATTCACCGATCGGCGAATGATCATCCAGACTTGCTCGATGTCGCCGGCCGGCATTGTGGCGACCGATTCGACCGCGCCGTCGATTTCGTGCTGATTCCAGGCCAGCACGTCAAGATCACGATCGAGCGTGACACTGACCAGCTTGCCATTGTTGAGCGCCAACCAGACAACAGGATCCGGCTCCTGCTGAAATGCCATACTGGCGATGCCGGTCTCAGTCAGGTGCTCGGATAACGTAGTCAGGTCGGGCGACTTGTAGCCGTCCTCGTCGTAGCGGAAGCCCATCGCGCGCAGCTTGCGTCCGGCACGTTGCGCGAAGAGCGTTTCCTTTCCAACTTGCACCGGGCGCACCTTGATCGAGCCATGCGGCGATTGCGGCTTGATCTGGACATTCGTTGGCGTGATTGGCTTCTCGATACCAGACTGCATCGAGAACTCGCCGCCGTAGGTCAGTACCAGCAGATTACGCGCCGAGACGATATGGCTGATCTGGTTGCTTTGGTTGTTCGTTTCGGCAATGGTGAATGAGAATGCCTCGTCGTCGTTCGTCCCGAGCGTGAAGTCCAGCAGCTCGCCGGTCTTGCTGCCCCACACGGTTTCCGGGTACTTCGTCGTGCTCGCGGCAATCAGGCGCTGCTCATGCAGTGCACCGGCGCGCGGATAGCCAAAGGTCGAACTCCATGCGGCAGTTTCCAGCGTCCAGGCCAACGGCGGGACGGCGATATGCGAAGTCAGTTCCTGGATGATCTTGCCGCTCACCACGGTCGCGCTGGTGTAGGCCGTGACCTTGACCAGCCCGCCATTGAGCCGGACGTACTTGCCGACATCGCTCGACCGCCAGCCGTTGATATCCAGCGTCATGGTGATGGTCGAACCGATCGGATCGGGCTTTTCGTCCGCGCCAAGGTCTTGAGGCGTCAGTGTGGCTTGTGGGCTGCTGTCGAGATTCCATTCTCCCGAAGGAATGCTGGTTGAGTCGAATAGCGTCTTGACCTCGCCGGTGACGTGCGTCGTGTCCGTGAACGCGGTGATCACAAAAATGCCGGCATTGTGCAGAATCGCCCGGCCGACATCGGATGCCAGGAAGACGGCAGACGCCGCAGTCATGACCCGGCCAGTACCGACCGTGTTCGCCGAGAGCGTCAGCGCCACGGCGTAGTAATCGCCCATTTCGGCGAATGGCGTCGTCGTGAATGGTGCTGCCGAGCAATCCCATTTGCTTTCGGTAAAGTAGCGCAGCCGGTTCGGATAGACGCTGCCATGAAACAGGAACATCGCATCCTCGCTCTTCGCGTAGTCGAGGTCTGCAATGTATGCCGTGGTGTAGGGCGTAGTGATCTCGTAAGGCCCGGCGACCTGCGTGCCATCAGTCTTGAACACGCGCGCATACAGGTTGCCGAATTCAAGCATGTAGGCCGCGTCACGGCTGGCGATGTAGGGCACCAGACGCGCGACGGCGGAAGCGCTCTTCGCGCTGGCAATGAACTGCGTGCCCGGCCGCTTCTTGGCCCCGCCAAGCGTGCGCGAGATCACGTTCTTGAGAGTCTTGGCCGCATTCTGGTAGCGCGCGATATCGACACGGCCAGCGGCCAGCGGCGACAGCTCGCCCGCGCTGAAATTGCTTTGGAGCTGCTTGACCTTGGCCATGGTCAGCGCATCCGGTTATCAAGCAGCGGGAAGTCGCCGAGAGTCTGCGGCGGGTTTTCTTGGCCGTCGATCGCCCGCGCCTCTTTGAGAATGCGCTTGACGATTTCCTCTTCGCTGGCCTGTTTCGTCGTGCTCTTCGTGATCGGGTAAGTCAGTGCCGCGACCATGACTTGCGTCATCGCATCGATCAGCAAGGTGTCCCATGTCGATTCGACATCATTGCGGAAGATGTAGCGCAACTTGCACACGTTGGTATCGAGCAGCAGCTTGCGGCCTTCGATTAGGTACTCTTCAGGCACGCCGTCGTCACCGACTGAGACCGTGCGCAGCCAGTCATCCGGAAGGGCGAATTGATAGGCCATGCCAAAGACCGGCGCAGCAACATCCGGCGACAGAATGACGCGCTTCGTCGCGCAGTTCCATGGATGCGCGCGCAGCACGCGGTCGCGCTTGGATGCGTACAGGTTCGACACCAGTCGCGTGCGAGCATTGTCGACGTCGAAACTGTCGATCGGGTTGTCACCGAGTAGCAGCAGGGCATTACTGCATATAGAGACGGCGCTGGCTTCTGACATTGAGTACCTCTAAGAAAAAACGCCCTGGGCCTTTCGACTCAGGGCGAGACCCGGTTGCGGGGAGGAGGAGATTGGGTTACGGGCCGATGTAGTCAACGCGAATCCGCACGTCTTGGTTCGCCGCGAGTACGGCGCCCTGTGCGGTGCAATAGACCTCAACGTCGTCGGCGGTCACGTAATCGACGCCGGCTGCCAGCAGTGCGCCAGTACCGACCGACAAATCGATCGTGGTCGCCGTGGTCAGCGTGGTTAGAGCCGAAAGGCCATCCGCATCAACGACAGTGCCGTCGCGCTTGCGCAGGCCGATGTCGAGCGTACTCGACGCCGTGCCAGTGCCGTGTCCCTTCCAGACGTCCAGAATGCGGCTGCCCTTGGGGATGAACTGACCAGAGGCGAGTGTGTCACCGATGGCCAACTGCGCGAATGTGGCCGGCGTGGTGATGATGATGCTTTCGACCTTGCCGTGATCGCAATGCTTGATTTTGTTGCCCGCTGCTACGAGTACGGCTTGGGCGCTGTTTACTTCTGCCATGATTGATTCTCCTGAAAGGTTCAAGGAAGGGGCCGAAGCCCCTAGCCATGTGGATTACTGGAAGGCGATCTCGACGACTTTGGTCTCGTCCTGACGGCCGGCACCGTATGAAGCGGCCATCGAGACTTGCCAGGCGTCCTTCTTGTCGCCGCGACGCGTCACGTTGCCCTCTTCGTATCCCTTACCGAAGTGGAGGCCCGACTTCGCCCACGCCATCGCGTAGTAGGTCGAGTCGCTGTAGGCCAGCCCTTGGTACGGAATCCAAGAGAAGCCTATCCAACTTGTCGCCACCTTGCCTTGCTGCAACATCTGCACGGCCATGTAGTCGGCGGAAGTCAGCGTGGTATCGCTCAGGATGTCGATCAGAGCCTGGTCGTTGTACGTCATGAACAGTTCTTCGCCGCTTTCCTCATCGCACTCGTTGGCACGGAAGATCGAACGGGCCTGGATGATCTTGGCCTTCGTGAAGCCTGCCGAGCCATGGGCGATCTTCTGACCGGCCGGGATGGTGTTTGCCGTCACGCCGTCCTTCGAGTAGATCGTGCCGCGCAGCGCTGCGTAGATCAGCGCGTCAATCTTGCGGTTCTTCGCGTTCATCAGCGAGCGCATGTAGTCGCCGCCAGTGACCGGATTGACGATCATCTTCGGGATGTCGTTGCGATCGAGCGGCAGGGCTTTGTAGAAGTCCTTCATAACCGCGATGCGGTTGCTGTGCGTGATGTCAGACCACTCTGTGTCGCCATGGCGAACGGTGTTCTCGTCCATTTCGACGGAAGCCAGATTGTTGATGGTGAAGCCGTCACCGGTAATCGAGCCGCGATCGGTTACGGCCTTTTGCAAGCGGGACTCGGATTGTTGGGCTGCCAGGCGAATGCTGGAATCCCATTGCTGCACGAATGCAGTGGTAATCGTGGTGGACATTGATGTTCTCCAAAAAGGTTGATTGAAACGTCAGCCTTCCAGGGTGTCCGGTAATCCGGGCCTGCTACGGTCTCGGTGCTGGCTTCCTGCAACGAGCTGCGAGCTTTGAAGGGTATCCGCGCGCCACTGCGGGCCTATGGGAAGCGATTGTGCTGCGACCCTGCGGGCATTTTCTGGACTTTCACGCAAAGAAAAGCCGCCCGGAGGCGGCTGATCATGCGGCAATGGGCGAGCGTTACATCAGCGGCGCGGCCCCGCTCTTCTCGGCTTCCTTGGCCTGTACCGCGAAGTGTGCGGCGACAGCCTTCGAGACGCTGGCATGGTCTGGGTGCTTCGGGTTGTTGTAAGCCTCGGACGCCATCATGGAATCGATCGACTGCCCGGTGTCCGGACGGCCATGCGGCGCCGGTTGATCTTCGCCCATTTCCGCGCCGATGCGGTTCAGCATGCGAATGACTTTCGGGTCGTTGCCATAGGTCTTGATGATGTAGTCAGCGTCATCGCCGGCATAGCCGACAGCAGCCTTGTATGCTTTGCCAACTTCT